CTTATCATTCTGCTTCTGATTATGATATGTGGATGAAAGTATTACAAAATAACATTAAATTTAAAAATATAGAAGAGATAGTGGGTCTTTATTATTTTAATCCACTAGGAGTGTCAACAAATCTTGAATTTAGAGAAAAAATTTTACAAGAAGAATTAAAAATTAAAAAGAAATATCAATGAAAATTTTTACATTTTATAGTGATTCGCATAAACACTTATTAGATCTTTTTTTAAAATCTTTTTTTAAAAATTGTAATTTAGATTTAACAATTAGAAAAATAGATCAAAAATGTTCTGGAGATTACCATTCAAACGGATGGCAAGAATCAATGATTAATAAAATTCAATATATCATTGATAGTCTAAATCAATGCAGCGAAGGAGAAATAATGATTCATTCTGATTGTGATATATTAATATGCAGCAACATAGAAGATTATATTAAAGAATCCTTATTTAATAAAGATATAGTATTTCAATGGGATTCATCTGGAGTTTGCATGGGATTCTTTGCGTGTGTAAAAAACAATTTAATAGTAAAATTTTTTAATGAATTATTATTTAATCTTCATCTGCATAAAGATGATCAATATTGCGCCAATCACTTATTATCAATAGATGAGTTTAAAAATCTTAAATGGGATTTATTTGACTATAAGTGTTTTACTATTGGGATGTTAAACAAAATGTACAATGAAGATTGCGAAATAAATCTTCCTCAAGAATTAAATGTTTTTCATGCAAATTTTTCACCTAATTTAAAACTCAAAACTCAACTAATGCAAAAAGTATTTGACTTTTTAAATTATTAATGATATACAAATATATGATTTATTCTTATTTCGAAGATATTTTTCCGTATGACAAATTTCCTATTGAATATTTGTGCTTTCAACAGCTCAAAAATAAAGAAGATATTAATTATATTGCAATTCCTTGGACGCAGATATTAAATTCTAATTGGTTAGATTTTCCAAACAAACAACCAATGCAACACTATATTAATGAAATTTCAAAAATAAATATAGAGCAAAAAAATAATTTCACTATTTGTCAACATGATGACTATATGAGACTAATTGATATATTTAAGTTTTTAAATATTGACACAGTGTTTTCGCCCTTACATGATAAAAACAATATTATTACTAAAGGAATTGATATTATCCCCATAGCATTTACATGTAGTTTTAATTTTGACAACACAAAATATAAAAATATACCCATATCTTTTGTTGGGACTCATACATCTCACCCAATTAGAGGCAGGATGGTGAATAGAATTAACGGCGATAATATTATTTATCGAGATAGTTATCATATAGATTCTAATTCGTTTTTTATTGAAAATTATAGACAAAAAGAAGAAAAAGAATATCAAGACATCCTAGAAAGAAGCAGATTCTCTCTATGCCCCAGAGGATCATCTCCATCTTCTGTAAGATTTTGGGAGAGTTTATCTGCTGGAGCCATACCTATTTTAATTTCAGATAATTGGGTTCTTCCCGATTGGGATTGGGACAATACTATTCTTATTATATCAGAAGATGATTTTGAAAATTTATCATATAATGAATTAAATAATATTATTGATAAAATTCCCCAAGAAAAAGAAGCTTCAATGAGAGATAATTGTTTAAAAGCTTATCAAGAATTTAACCAAAATAATTTTAAAAATTACATAGAGAAATCAATAAACAGATGAAAACAATTTTAGACATAGGATGTAATGATTTGGCTGGATTCAATCTTTTAAAGAATTTTGAATGCATAAATGAAGAAGACGTAAAGATTTTTGTTGAAGCGAACCCAGAATGCTGGCCAGATTTAGAAGAAGATATTAAATCTATAAAAAATTCTTTTTTAATTAAGAAGGGTCTTGATATAGAAGTGAAAGATACGATTCTAATGACAAGAGCTGATGAAAATAAATGTATTGGCGCTACTGTAATGGGAGAACATTTCATGAATGATAGCTTAGCGAGGTGGAATATAAAAGTTAATGAATTTAATTATTATAATATATTCACAACTACAATACTTGATATCATTGAAGAATTTCAAATAAATACGGAAGAATGCATTTTAAAACTTGATGCCGAAGGTGTCGAGTATGGTGTACTAAATCAAATATTAGATAATGATATAAACTTTAAGAAAATATATTGCGAATTTCATGTTCATAATCAAAATCATGAGTTTTTAAAACTAGATCTAATCAAAAGATTTAAAAATAAAAATCAAGAAATTATAGAATGGCATTAAAAAAAATCTTTCTTAATTCTGGCAATTTAAAAACTTATGGACCAAATCAATCATTTGGTAATCATTTATCGCATTTATTATTTTGTTATAATTTTAGCAAAAAAAGAAGCTATGAATTAGTAATACCCATAGAATCTAATTTAGATGAAGTTTTTGAATTACAAACATTTAAACATTCAAATCAATTGGAATTGATTAATTATTTTTCAGAAGCTTTTAGCCATAATATTTCTGAGCTTTGTCAGCTTGATCAATCTAATTTAAAAACCAGTTTACAAATTCTTAATGATAAAAATTTGATCATCCCCAATAATGTATGTTTTTCTGGTTGGTTTTATAACGTACCATTGTATTGCAAAACGTTTTTTGAAGAAATAAAAATAAAAAAAAATATTTTAGATTTCATAAATTTGAATTTCAGCAGAATCATGAGTCGCGACTCTATATGCTTACACTACAGAGGTTCAGATTTTAATGGTCATTTAGGTCATGATTTAAGACTTCCATTTGAATATTACGAAAAATGCATTAAGCATTTAAATAAAAACCACAAAAATATAAAAAATATTTTTGTATTTTCAGATGATGCTAATAAAGCTAAAGAATTAATTTCTTTTATTCATCAAATTGATAATTCATATAACATAGAATTTCTTCAAAATGAATACAATATTGATTGGACTTGCTTGCATTTAGCACATAATATAATATCATCTAATTCTTCATTTTGTTTAACGGCTTGTTTAAAAAAAGAAATTATTTATCAGCCTGAAAAATATCAATTAAGAAATACTACAATTGACACCGTGTATCCATCTCAACCATTTTTTGAAAATTCTTATATATTATGATAAATATAAACTATAAAGGAAGATTTGGAAATAATCTTTTTCAGTATTTTACTGCATTAATATTCTCTCAGAAATTCAATCAATCAATTGAAAATCCATTATCAAATAATATTTTGAAATTTGATTTGAGCAAAAACGAACATGTTTACGAAGAAAGCTTAATTATAAATGATCACAATATTTGCAATTTGCTCAACGAAGAAAATATAAATAAAAATCTAATTTTAGATGGTTTTTTTCAAAATAGAACAATATTAAAACTATTAAAAGAAAATAAGCATTTATTTTTAAATGAAAATAAAAATCAAAAAGATGCATTCGTGCATGTCAGGCTTGGTGATATATGTAATGATGAAGCAAGCTGCAATATAAATTATTATCGTAAAGCTTTAATAGGTCTAAACGGTGGATACATATCAAGCGATTCTCCCAATAATGACATCATTAAACAACTTAGCAATGAATTTAATTTAGAAATTTTTGAAAGTTCGCCAGAAGAAACTATAATATTTGGATGTCAATTTGAAAACAAAATACTTTCTTTGGGAACGTTTAGTTGGTGGATTGGATTTTTAGGAAATCAAAATAATGTTATTTGCCCAGTTCAAAAAGAATACAGAGAATGGCATGGAGATATATTTCCATTTTTAAACTGGAAAGAAGTATCAATAAAAAATTAATAAATATGTTTATACAGTTAAATTACCTAAAAGAAAAATATAAGTTAAACTTAACAAATATTCTGCATGTTGGAGCGCACGAAGCCCAAGAGCTAGATGGTTATATTCAATGCGGAGCGAAAAAAATTCATTGGATAGAGGCTAATACGGATTTAGCTGACAAACTATCTGATCGTTTAGATACATCTATTCATAAAGTTACTAATGCTGTAGTATCTAATGAGGACGACAAAGAAGTTATATTCAAAATAGCCAATAACACTCAATCTTCATCTATTTTAGATTTGGGCGAACATTCTAATTTATTTCCAGATATTTACTACACTCACGAAGAAAAAAGATTTACGAAAACATTAAATTCAATCTTGTCTGAAGAGGCATTTTTAGAAAAAATTAATTTTCTGAATATAGATATTCAAGGAGCTGAATTATTAGCTTTACAAGGTTTATCAGACCATTTAGATTCTATCGAATCTATCTATATAGAAATTAATGATTCAGAAGTTTATAAAAATTGTTCGCAAACAAATGAAATTGATGAATTTTTAAATAAATTCAACTTTGAGAGAAAAGAAAAATATCTTTATTCCAATCATCCTTGGGGAGATGCATTTTACTTAAAAAAATATGAATGATTATTACAATATATCAAAATTAAATAAATTAAAATTCCAATTTAAAGATTGCGAATCAATAAATAAAAATTATTCTCAAGCATATCAAGATATGTTTGTATTGAGTATGTTAGATGGCAAACGAAACGGATATTTTGTTGAAATAGGAACCTTCCATCCAACCGAAATGAGTAATACTTTTTTATTAGAAAATGAATTTGGATGGAGTGGAGTATCAATTGATATCAATAATATTGATGGATTTGAATCTCAAAGAAAATCTAAATTAATTGTTCAAAATGCTTTGGAAATTGATTATAAAAAATTATTTGAGGATAATAATATGCCAATTGATATTGATTATCTTCAAATAGATATTGAGCCAGCGCACAACACATTAGAATGTCTTAAAAAAATACCATTTGATAAATATAATTTTTCAGTTATCACATATGAAACAGACTACCATAATTCTTCCATAGAAATTAGAAATGAATCTCGTCAAATTTTTAAATCCAATGGATATGAATTAATTGGTGGTGATATATGCAATGCAGATATTAATCTACCATTTGAAGATTGGTATGTAAAAAAAGATAAAATTGATGAAATCATATTTAATATCTTCTTGAATCCCGTATTCAATAATACGGCTGAAAAATTTACATTGAAAAATAATGAATAATCTTAAAGAAAAATACACGGGCAAAAAAATAGATCACATGGACATCTTAAACATCGAAGACGCAGCAAAAAAATCAATTGGCAAAAAATCCATTATTGTTACAGGAGTGACGGGGCAAGACGGTAGCCACATGGTTGATTATCTCTTAGCAAATACAGATTATGAAATTTTTGGATGCGTTCGTAGACTTAGTGTTTATAATCATAAAAATATTTCTCATATCAATAATGCGCGTTTTCACTTGATTAACTTTGATCTTATTGATAGTCACTCTATTTCGAGGATAATTGAAAAGATCAAGCCAGATTATTTTATTAATTTAGCAGCACAAAGTTTTGTTGGAAGTAGCTGGGATTTTGGGCATCAAACTTGGGAAACAAATGCTACTTCAGCTCTTCACATTCTTGAAGCAATTAGACTCTATCATCCAAGTTGTAGGTTTTATCAAGCTGGCTCCTCAGAAGAATTTGGCGATGTATCTTATGTTCCTCAAGATGAGAAACATCCATTGCGCCCTAGAAGCCCATACGGAGCGTCTAAAGCAGCATCAAGACAGCTCGTAAAAGTCTGGAGAGAGTCATACGATCTTTACGCTATTCAGGGCTGGCTTTTTAATCATGAAGGAACTAGACGAGGTGAAGAATTTGTTACTCGCAAAATAAGCAAAGCAGTTGCTAGGATTAAAAATGCTCTTGATAATGATCAGAAATTTGATCCTCTTGAATTGGGAAATCTTGATGCCAAAAGAGATTGGAGCGATGCCGAAGATTTTGTAGAAGGTATTTGGTTAATGCTTAATCAAGAAACTCCAAAAGAATATGTTCTTTCTTCTAATGAAACTCATACTATTAGAGAGTTTGTCGAATTAGCATTTGAACATGCAGGATTAAATGGAGCTTGGAAAAATAATACTGGCATTCCAGAGGATGAACAGTTCGTGGTCAATGATCAAATCGTAATGAAAATTAATCCTAAATTTTATCGTCCAGCAGAAGTTGAACTTCTTTGGGGGGATTCCACAAAAGCAAGAAAAGAATTAGGATGGCTTCCCAAAACATCATTTGAGCAACTTGTCAAAAAAATGGCTCAGTATGATCTTGACAATCCAGATACCTGATGTAGAATGAGGAATGGCAAAGGCCAAAATCAACAAAAAGAAAATCCTCGCAAGATTAACGCTTGTCCCCACAACGGCCAAGCGTTTATTTTACATGCGGGAAATGAAGTTCTTGAATGATTTGTGCGATAGATATTCTGTCGAATTTATGGATATTGCATCCTTCGATAAGAAATTTGATTCGCTAGCGTATCTAGTCAGTCCCAAATTAAAAATGAAGCTTGATCAAAAGTTCAGAGCTTTCAATTTTTGTATTGATGCTTCTAGATACGAAACGTACAATATAGGGGATAAGTCAGGAGAGGATATTAAAGTGTCTAAGAGATCAAAAACAATTAAACAATTTTTAAACAATGAGTGCCAAAATTAAAGAACCAAAAGAAGAAAAGGAAACAGTGAAATCAAACGATGTTTTGGGGTCATTTTTAAAGCAAAATAAAGAAGATCATTACAATTTCGAAGAGGAAATAACATATAAAGTTTCAAGCGGGTCTCTTCAAATGGACCTGAGATTGGGCGGCGGTTTTGGACCAGGTTTACACCGATTTTGTGGCCCTAACGAGTCAGGCAAGACAAGTTCGGCATTATCCATTATGAAAAACTTCCTAGATCACACGCCAATGGCAAAAGGTTTTTTGATTAAAGCTGAAGGAAGGCTCTCGCAAGAAATGAGAGAAAGGTCTGGAATTAAATTCGTATTCTCTGCTGAAGAGTGGGACGTCGGTACTTGTTTTGTTTTCGAAAGCAATATTTACGAAACAGTTGTGGACGCTATTAGACAATTGGTCATGAAAAATGAAGAGAAAAATAAATATTACTTTATTCTTGATTCAGTAGACGGTTTGATTACCAAGGGAGATTTGGATAAAAACTTTGAAGATTCTAATAAAGTCGCTGGTGGAGCAGTAATTGCCGCCAACTTCATGAAAAGACTTTCAATTGCACTGGCTAAAAGAGGTCATATGGCGGTGTTTATCAGTCAAGTAAGAGCGGATATTAAGCTCGATCCATACTCAAAAGCCCCAATAAGACAAACATCAGCAACTGGTGGCAACGCACTATTACACTTCGCAAATTGGATTATTGAATTTGAAGTTAGATTCAAGGGAGATCTAATTCTTAAAAATCCAACAGATAAAACTATTGATCCCGTAAGCAACCCTATTATTGGGCATTTTGCAAAAGCAACAATTAAAAAATCTCCAAACGAAACGACAAACCTCACCATTCCATACCCAATTAAGTATGGGAGAACAAATGGAACATCTATTTGGGTGGAAAAAGAAGTGGTAGACCTTTTGTTTCTATGGGAATTTCTCACCCGTAAAGCGTCTTGGATTACTCCTACAGATGAATTTAACGAGTTGCTTGTAGAGAACGGATTCTCTGCCTTTGATAAAATACAAGGTCAAGACTCTCTCTTTGCTTTTATCGAATCAGATAAAAAGTTGTGCGCATTCTTGGTGGACTACTTTACGAAAGCAATATCCAATGAAGTTTAAAACTCTAACTGGATTTTCATCAGAACTTAGAAATAGCAAAAAATATTTAATCAATTGGGAGTCTCCAAGTAGGAGCAAATTCCAATCAAGCGTAAAAGAATTCCTGCAACCATTTTGGAAGACAGATATTGTTTTTGAAGAATTTAAACTTGTCGGCACTAGACTATCATTAGACTTCTATAATTTGAATAAAAAAATTGCAATCGAAGTTCAAGGAGGACAGCACTTAAAATATATAAAATTCTTCCACGGCAATCGGTCAAAATATCTCCAGCAATTAAAAAGAGATGATAAAAAACTAAGATTTTGCCAGCTCAACGAAATTACTCTCGTTGAGATCTATCCCAATGATGTCGTGGATGCTGATTTATTTGAGAGCTTTGGAGTGATTTTATAAGTTGACATTTGTTGCAACCTGTCTAAAATATCTACATGATCTATAATCTTGAACTGGAGAAGCAACTCCTCGCCGCCTTAATCAAGGAACCAGAGAGTTACTCTGAAGTCTCTAATTTTATCAATTACCAAGACTTTTATTCCAATGATTCAAACTTGCACAGCACGATCTTTACCATCATCAAACAGTCTATAGATGCTGGAGAACAGATAGATGAAATTATTATTGCCCAAAGAGTAAATACGTTAGGCTTGTCTTTTGAGGATAGGGTCAATCCCGCTGACTATATTCGCTCTCTAGCCCTTAGAAAAGTTCCCAAGGGCAATCTACTCAAAACAGCTAAAGAACTCAAGAAATTCACTATTCGGCGTGAAATCTTGGAGTCAGCTCAAGAGATTGCTCGTCGCATGAAGGCTGCTCCACCTGATGCTTCTTATTCTGATATTATTGAGCAAGCTGACAACGCCTACAACTCTAGAATTAACCTTTATGAGATTGGCAATGATACTCCAGAAAACATTTATGATGATATGGAGTTCATGGTTGAAGAAAGGGGCAATAATCCCACTACGGAGTTTGGCATGATGGGTCCACACAAGAAAGTCAATGAACTCTATGGATCGTTGCTAAGAGCTGGAAATATTACCGTTATTGTCGCCAGATCTGGGTCTGGTAAAACAACCTTTTGTATGGATTATGCCACAAAGGTCGGCATTCAGTACGATATACCAATCCTTCACTTTGATAATGGCGAAATGAGCAAGGAAGAATTGCAGATGCGTCAGTGTGCGGCCGTCTCTGGCGTGCCGATGCATTTGATTGAAACTGGCAAGTGGAGAAACGCTGGTATTGATGTTGTCAATAAGATTCGCGATACTTGGCCCAAGATTAAAAAGATGCGTTTTTACTATTATAATGTCGCAGGTATGGATGTTGATTCTATGGTTAAAACTCTAAAAAGATTTTACTACGCTAAGGTTGGTAGAGGAAATCGAATGGTATTCTCTTTCGACTATATTAAAACAACTTCTGAATCAATGGCTGGCAAAAATGAGTGGCAGATTGTTGGTGAGATGGTCGATAAATTCAAGAAGTGCGTTCAGAAAGAAATCCTTCATGAAGGCAATCCTATTATTGCGATGGTGACATCTGTTCAATCCAACAGAAGCGGCATCACCACCAATAGAAACTCCCAAAATATTATTGATGACGAAAGTATCGTATCATTATCAGATCGAATTATTCAATTCTGCTCTCATATGTTTATCCTGCGAAATAAAACTCCCGATGAAATCGAATCAGAAGGTCGAACTTTTGGCACCCATAAACTTATCAATGTAAAAGCTCGCCACTTGGGAGAAGACATTGCTGGAGCAATTGAACCAATTAGAGTCGGTGACACTCTTCGAAAGAATTTCGTTAATCTTGAGTTCAAGAATTTCGCAATTACAGAAAGAGGAGATCTTCGCGATATCGTTAGATTCTCAGATAATGGACCAGAACTTGAAGAAAATGACAACGACTCCATCCCAGACTTCGATTGATCCTAGCCAAATTCAGGGCGTTTTAGAAGATATTGGCTATTCGCTTATTGATTTCGGCAATCATTGGAGAACCAATGCTTTATATCGAGGAGGCGGCAACCAAACATCATTAAAGGTGTATAAGAATAGTGGGGTGTGGACTGATTATTCTACAGATGGCGGCAAATCTCTGCCATTTGAAAGACTGCTCTATCTCACCCTAAATTCAGATCATTCAAAATTAAAAGAAATACTCTCTTCTCTCAACAAAGGCGAGCAATTCACATACGTAAAAAAAGACTCAATCGAAATGGAAGAAATTTATCCCGAATCAATACTTCAAAAGCTTTTCCCCAATTATTTGTTTTATACAAAAAAGGGATTCTCTGAAGACACTTTAAAATTCTATAAAACAGGATTGGCTGGAGCTGGAAAAATGTATAGACGAATGGTTTTTCCCATTTACAATGAACATAAGCAGATTATAGGATTCAGTGGTAGAAAAGTTGATGAAAGTAATGAGCAAGCCCCCAAATGGAAACATCTTGGAAAAAAGAAAAATTGGATTTACCCAGCCTATATGCCAAACGAGAAATCAGTAGATTCTATCATTAAAGAAAAACGGGAGGTAATTCTAGTTGAGAGCATTGGTGACAGCATGGCATTGCACGAATGCGGCATCATGAATACTCTCGTCACTTTCGGAATTGGATGCAGCCCCGCAATCATCAACTATTTAAACTCTTTTGCCGTTGAGAGAATTATCATTGCCACAAACAACGATTTTCAATCTGCGCAAAATCATGGATACAACGGGGCAATTAAAATCTTAATGTCTCTTAGAAATTATTTTGACTTTAATACTTTGGAAATTAAACTTCCGCCGCATCCATATAATGATTTTTCCGAAGCTCATCAAAATGGGTGCGATCTTAAAGAGTGGTATCTCGATACTGCTGACAAATCGCAAAATGAAAAACATCTAAAAGATTACCTCTCTAAGAACACAACTTTATTTAAAAGCAAGGAAGTTTCTTCACTGTTAAAAACACTTGAAAATCATGAGTGAGCCAATAACGCCTCTATCTGCTAGTAGAATAAAAACGGCTCAATCTTGTAGCTGGTTGTATTATTCAAAATACAAACTCATGCTTCCAGATGCCTCTAATGACGGCGCTCGTCGCGGAAGTGTTTGCCATCTTGTTTTTGAAGTTCTTGGTAAAAAAGGTAGGCGCAAAAAATTCACTAAAATAGTAAAAGCAAAAGACGTCTTTGCTGACAAAGGCGTTGAACGCCTCATTCTCAAACACGCTAATAAGTTGGGTGTTAATAATGCAGAAAATATCGAGTTGATCAAAGCCATGACTTTGAATGGTCTTGAGTATGATTTCTATGGTGAAAAATTGGCAAAACCAACCGAAGCTCTGTCTGAAAAAGATTTTGAAATCTCAGTTTCAAATGATGATGTAAAATACAAAATCAAAGGGTTTATTGATAAATTATTTTTGTATAAAGGATCAAAAACAGCAATTATTCGGGACTTTAAAACTAGCAAGTCAACATTCAAGGGCAAAGAAGTGTCTGATAATTTGCAAGATTACATGTACAGTCTTGCAGCTAGGCATCTTTATCCAGAATACAAAAATCGTTCAAGTGAGTTTTTGTTTCTTAAATTTGATTTAAATGATGACCTTGTTAAGAGCGAAGGAGCAATTAAAATGGAAGGTCTTTCTGATGATGATCTCGATGGGTTTGAATATCAACTCTCGTCCATTCAACAATATTTGGACAATTTTTCTGAGGCTGATGCTCAAGGATCTTTTGCTGCAAAAATGAACTTCCCAACAGACAACTCTTTTAGCGGCCCTCTTCAATGTGGGTTTGCAAAAGAGAAAGGACAATTAAAAAAGGACGGAACAGTCATGTGGCACTGTCCTATGAAATTTGACTTTGATTATTATACAATTTTAAATAAAGAAGGTAAAATAATTAAATCATATACTGAAGAGGAATTCTCTGAGCGTCTTGTACCAGAGGGATGCTCCTTTGAGAAGAAATACTACGCTGGGTGCCCTGCGATAAGAAAAAAGTATTGACATATCTCGCTGGATAGCATATGCTGTGGCAGTATGATTCCCTTGTTTAAAAGCTGTCACTCGATTGGCAAATCTATTCTAACACTATCTGATCCTGAAAAAGATAAGGATGACGGATCGGATAGCATCTTCACTATTTTAATTGAATCAAAGAAAAAAGAACTCTACTTAGTAGAGGATTCTATGTCTGGATTCTTTGAGGCTTATCGCCGTTGCAAAGAGCTTGATATTCAATTGATCTTTGGTTATAGATTTACTTGTTGCAATTCTTTAGAAAACAAAGAATCCAATCACAAGCTTATAGCTTTTGCAAAAAATGATCAAGGATGTAAAGATCTAAATAAATTCTATACATACATCAACACTAAATGTGAAGGTCGAATTTCTAATGAAGACCTATTGAATATCTGGACAGATGATATGTTTTTGGCCGTTCCATTTTACGATTCATTTATCTTTAACAATCAACTTCACTTAGGAAATTGCATTCCTAATTTTGGCAAAATTCAACCAACTTTTTTCGTAGAACATAATGGCTTGCCATTCGATAATTTAGTTGAAAAAGCAGTGCGAGACTATAACGCTGGTCAATTTAATATTGAGTTGACCAAATCAATTTATTATAGATATCGCGATGATTGCGAAGCATTGCAGACGTATAAGATTTTGTGCAATCGTTCTTTTGGGAGGCAAGCAACTTTGTCTTCGCCTAATTTAAACCACTTTGGAAGCAATGAATTTTGCTGGGAATCATTTTTAGAATATGAAAATTTCACACCTTGAGTTTCATAATGTAAAGGTTAATATGAAATATAAAATTCTCAAAGAAAGTGAAATTCAAGATTTGTTAAATGATTATTATGAAAATAAATACACTATTAAACGATGTGTAGAAAAATACGCTTCTAGCAAAAGCACTATTATAAACCTCTTGAAAAAGAGGGGAACTGGTGGTCGGAGTAGAGACGATTACAATAATAATATCTATCAATGTGATGAATCGTTTTTTGAACAGGTAGATTCTCATGAAAAAGCTTATTGGTTCGGCTTTATCGCCGCAGACGGTAATATTTATAATCAAAAACTTCAAATAGCCCTGAATGAAAAAGACGAAGAGCATCTCATAAAGTTTTGCAAAAGAATTGGATATACAGGAGTTCTATACGACGATAGAACTATTAAAAGATTAATGATTTGTCGAAAAAAAATTGTTTTAGACTTGAAAAAATTGGGCTTGATAGAAAATAAAACTTTATTAATAGATGAAACTATTTTCGATCAAATCCCTAAAGAATACTTGAGGTCTTGTATTTTAGGATATATAGATGGAGATGGCAGTTTTTACTATTCTGGAAAGTATTTAAATTTTTCTATAGTTGGAAATGAGAAGTTTTTGATCTTTTTAAGAAAATATTTTTGTGATTTCGGCATAAAATTATCTACTCCCAAAAAAGATAAAAGAACAAAACAAACTTTTTATTCCTATTCTAGATTAAATAAGGAATACATTGACTCTCTTCTCAATATACTGTATAAAGATGCAAGTGAAGATTTTCTAGAAAGAAAGCAAAATAAATTATTGATCCATGAAAGCCGAATTGTTAAGATTTAAGAAGAACCAAAAGTATTTGTTTTACGATTGCGAAACTGAGGGCCTGAACCTAGTCAAAACTCGCCCTTGGCAAATAGCTTGGATTACTGCTGAAGGGAAAAATATTACTTCAAAAAATGACAGATTTATCCGCTGGGATGACCTGAGCGTCTCTGATGGCGCTGCTAAAATTACTGGGTTTTCTCGACAAGATTACGAGAGAAAAGCCGAAGATCCTCAAAAAGTGTTTGAAGATTTTGCAAAGATCTTGTATGATCCTTCATATCTGATCGTAGGGCAAAATCTTTTGGGATTTGATGTTTATATGCTGAATGTTTGGATGAAAGAGATGGGACTAAAAACAGATTATTCTTATATTGACAGGGTAATTGATACAAAATCCCTAGCAACAGCAATCTTTAAAAATATCCTTCCAGATAGAGAAAACTTTACATCTTGGCAGTATAAACTTCTAAATCATAAAGAAAAGGGTCTAAAGACTTCTCAAGCGACGCTGCTCAAACACTATGGAATCGCTCATAATTCGGCCTTTTTACATTCCGCACTCTATGACGTAGAGACTAATTTCCAAATTTTCCTCAAACAAATATACGACATTGAAATCTAATTTCACACAATACAAGAATCCATTTCCTGCGGGCGTTAAACTCCCCGAAATTAAAATAGAAAAGCAGGATTATGAATCTATCGGATGCAAACATGATGTATCTAATTTCGACTTCTTGAGAAATCTATGCTTTCATGGAGTCAAGTCCAAAGGCATCGACAAGTTCAATAACAAGAAAGAATACTATGATCGCCTTTCTGTGGAATTAGGAGTTCTTAATGAGTTGGGATTTGTTGATTATATTCTCTTAAACTGGGATATTCTTCGGTTTTGTCATGAAAGCGGCATCCCTACAGGCGCAGGTCGTGGATCGGCAGCGGGGTCATTGGTTCTTTACACCATTGGCGTAACAAACATAGACCCAATTAAGTACGATTTATTTTTCGAAAGATTTGTGTCTAAGAGCCGTGCAAGAAAAATCGAAGATAATGGCGAAACATTCTTAGATGGTTCTCTGCTGGCGGATATTGATAATGACATCTCTTATGATCGACGCATAGAAGTCATTGAATATATCAATAAAAAATTCAATGGCAAAACATCAAAGATTCTAACCCTTAATACTTTAAGCAGTAAACTCTGCGTCAAAGAGTGCGGCAAGATTGTCGGGGAAATGTCTGAAACTTCTGTGAATGAAATTAGCGATATGATCCCAAAGAAATTTGGCAAAGTGTTAAAACTTCAAGATGCGTATAAAGAGAACGATGCATTTAGAGAGTTTGCCAATGCCAACAAGAAGATTTATCGCATATCTAAAAAAATCGAAGGGCTAACAAAGAACACTGGCGTTCATCCTTCGGGCATTGCAATCAGCTTTTATTCTCTTGAAGATATTATGCCTATCCAGACTACGGGAGACGGTGCGTTGATCTCTGGCTATGATATGAATAATGTTTCTGAGTTGATGGTCAAATTCGATATCCTTGGATTGAGAACGCTATCTGTTGTCAATGACGTTTGCAAAACTCTTGGCATTAACGTCAATGATATCGACTGCGATCACGAATCAATTTACGCAGCATTACAAGTTCTTAAAAGTCCCAGCGGTTTATTTCAGATTGAAGCAGATACAAACTTCAGAGTCGCCCAAAAAGTAGCTCCCAAAAATCTTGAACAGTTGTCTGCGGTTGTCGCCATTGCAAGACCAGGCGCGTTAGATTTCATGGATCGTTATGCAGATTATGCTAGAAATGGAGAGTTCCAATCCATCCATCCATTCTTTGATGATGTTCTTGCTTATACTGGTGGAATCCCGCTCTATCAAGAACAGCTTATGAAAATGGCTGTAAAGGTTGGGTTTAATCTAGATGAGTCAGAACAGCTCCGTCGTATTGTCGGTAAGAAAAAGGTTGACCAAATGGCTACTTGGAAAGATAAGATCTCCGACAAAATCAAAGAGAATAATCTAGATCCAGATATTGGAGATATTCTATGGAAGGTGGCCGAAGACAGTGCAAATTATTCGTTTAATAAATGCGCATTTGAAGAGGACAAAGTGATAGAGCGGAAAAAGGGAGAGATCCCCCTAAAGGATGTTGCTGTTGGAGATTTCGTAAAAGCTTACAACATTGATCAAGATTCAAACCATTTTGTCGAAGTTTTAGATGTAATGAGAAGCGAAAAAGAGCTTTATGAAGTGGTCTTTGAGGACGGGAAAACACACACTGTTTCTTTGGATCATAAGTTACTGTGCGAAGATCTTATAATGCGTCCTTTGCGAGAGATCATTAAAAATAACTATTCAATTGTAACTGACTTGTAAAAACTACCGTACTTTAATCCAGAAATACAGGTATATCCTAATCCATACTTAATGGATATATCTGTCATTTTTTTTCCAGAATTTATTTCTTTCTTTATTTTTCTCACCAAATCTTCGCTTAGGTTCAATTTTTTGTGCTTATTTATCAACTCTTGTAATTTTAAAGATACTTCTGCGCTTGTTTTTATATGACCCCATGTTAAACCCCTCTTAATATTACTAATGACCGTTGTTGATACTCCAAATTCTCGCGCTAAATCTACCAATCTCTCGCCTTCAGAAAGTTTATTTTTTATATATAAAACTTTTTTATTATCTAATTTAGCATTAGAAGAGTTTTCTCCAGTATTTGCTTCTTTTATTTTTTTTATAGTATCTTCATGCAAAAGGCTCTTTTTATATTTTATTGTACTCTTTGATATATTAAATCCGCTTTGCCCAAATGGGGAGCATTCGTTTAAATATTTTTGCTCTAAAGCTCTAAGATCTTCATCTTTGCCATTGAATATTTCGAGTATATAAAATTTAATATCAGCAAATCCATATTTTTTGCTAAATGCTGCTAATTTTTTATTAATCCTATTCGACTTCCCATAAAAAAAGAAGTTTTTATACACTCTAAATCTATTCCATAGGTTTTTTGCGCTTCCTATATATATTTTTTTAGATCTTTGGTCTACCCAGCAATAAATACCACCATTTAAATTAAGAAAATTTCTAATCTCGGATACTTGGTTAAAGTCTCTTAAAGGAAAAGAGGAGTAAGTTTTTTCTGATAATGTGTTAATTTCATTGACTTCTCCAAATAGATCTATTATATTATTCATTCAACATATTTACACTTATTTTTATGAACCCTACAAAAATTCAAAAAATAGTCTCTATCAAGCCCGTTGGTATTAAAAAGACTATAGATTTAGAAGTTGATCATAAAGATCATAACTTCTATTGCGAAGGAATCGTTACTAGCAACTCTCATTCCATTTCGTATGCTTATCTTGCAGCAATTACTGTGTATCTCAAGTTCAATTATCCTCAAAACTTCTTTTTGAGCTTGCTTAAATTTACGCAGTTTGAACCAGATACTCTTGATGAAATTAATAAGATCACCCAAGAGCTGGCGAACTTCGATATCAAACTCTTGCCGCCAGATTTGTCTAAGTCTCAGATTGATTTTTGTATTGAAGGTAAGGATATTCGTTATGGATTAAATTCTATTAAAGGAGTATCTACCAGCGTCCTTGAATCTCTTCTTGAGTTCAGAGAAGGTGAATTCTTTAACAAGTATGAAGTCTTCATGGCAGCAAAACAAGCTGGATTGAATATCGGAGCTTTATCAGCCCTGATTCAAGCTGGAGTATTAGACGCTTTCGTCAAAAAAGATAGATGCCGATTGGTTCTTGAAGCTCAGTGCTTCAATCTCTTAACTGATAGGGAGAAGAGAAACTTCTTGGCTATCGGTAAAGAATACGAATACGATATTCTAGAATCTATCAGTGTCGCCACTAAAACAGCAATGATCGGTGACGACAATAAGGGCATTTTTTCTGAAAAGAGATTTGCGACATTCAAAACAAAGTATGCTCCATATCGAGCGATCTACGAGAAGAATAAAAAGTATTTAAAATTTGCAAATTGGCATTTTGAAACAAAACTTCTTGGCTACAGCTATTCTCAAAATATCCGAGAAATCTTCAAAGAAGAAATAAGCGGAGAGCTTATCTCATCTAACGATATCAAAGAATCCGAAAACAATTCTCAAGTTAGATTCGTCGGAACTTTAATGGATATCATGAGTAGAACTAGCGCAAATGGTAATAAGTATGCTCGCCTAGACTTATCTGATGATACGGGTAGCATTTCTGCCCTTCTCCTTGATTCGCAAAGAGAGGCTAAATACAGTGATTATATTAGATCTGGTAAGGATATGCCGAAAAAAGGAGGCATCGTTATCTTTACTGGAAGAAAGAGCAACGATATCATCATGATTGATAAAATGTCCTTGCTTGAAGACAAAATCTATATGAAACTATCGGAGATAAAATAAGTGTAAAAAATTATGATGGCAGTCGAAAAATTCAGTTTTACTTCAAGCGCCCACAGGTGCATATCGCAACTTCAACCGTTCTCGAAATCTCTAGGACACAACATACCGAATTCATTTCATGTCTTTTGTTTGTGTATTTCTCATTCGAATGCTATTTTTAAAAACTTTTTAGATAGCAGGGGTTTCAGAATAGAAGAAGAGTCGTTGGTTCCCCTGATTAAAAGGTTTGCCAAAAAGCATCCTGATCTTTTCAATCAAAACGTCGATCCCACCACCATCAATAAATCAATTTCAAAATTAATTGACGGCGCAGAAGTTTTGTCTAAAAAATATGGGCACGCTTATATTGGCACAGAACATATGATATACAAGTTTCTAGAGTTTAACGAAGACGCTTGTGAATTCCTTTTTGAGAATGATATAGATACTGAACATTTAAAACTTTCTATTCTCGCATTTATCTCTAATGAATCATCTTCTCTATCTTCTAGGAAAGAAGAACATGAACATTCTGGCGATGAAGATGACGACGAAGAAGAAGAAAAAGAAATAGACTTCCTTGGAAAATATTGCACTCTTCTCAATAAGGTCGTAACATCCCCAAGCTACGGAACAATTTCAGGAAGAGAGAAAGAGATTTCTTTAATGGAAGAGATTCTCTGTAGAAAAACAAAAAGCAATTGTATTCTCGTCGGAGAGGCTGGAACTGGCAAAACAACCGTTGTTGAGGGGCTTGCCCAACTAATTAGTAATCCAGATTATTCTGGACCACTTTTAAACAAAAAAGTATACTCTTTGGATATCGGATTGCTGATTGCTGGAACTAAATTTAGAGGACAATTCGAAGAAAGATTCAGCCACATTCTGTCAAAACTTAAAAAATCGACAGACTGCATTCTCTTCATTGACGAAATTCACACAATCATTGGCGCAGGCAGCAAAGCTGGATCTCAAGATTTGGCCAATATGCTTAAACCAGCATTAGCTAGGGGAGAAATCAAATGTATCGGCGCAACCACTTCTTCTGAATACAAAAAGTATTTTGAAAAAGATGCTGCACTTTCTCGCCGCTTTCATGCGATTGAAATCTCAGAGCCTAATGCCGATCATGTTTTAAAGATGGTTCTCCCAACTCTAAAAAGTTATGAAGATCATCACAAAGTAATTTTCCCTAAGAACATTGCGAAATTAATTGTCTCTTTATGCGAAACTTACTTGCCTCATCAGAGATTTCCAGATAAAGCGTTTGATGTTGTAGATCAATCAGCATCGAAGACAAGAATCAATTCAAAAGAAAAGCTTCCTAAAGTATCTTGCGACGACGTGTATCGGGTCATTGCCGATAAAGCAAAAGTAGACATAGATACGATTAGACAATCTCACCGCAAATCATTTTCATCCTTTTCCGAAAACATTGAAAAGTCCGTTTTTGGTCAGACAGAAAACATTAAAAAGATTTACGATGTTTTATCTTGCGCAAAAGCTGGACTTCAAAACAAAAGCCGCCCAATAGCAAGTTTCTTTTTTGTTGGTCCAACAAGTGTGGGCAAGACATTCACCGCAAAACAAATAGCTAAAGAGTTTTACGGAAATGATAAAAGCTTTTTGCAATTGAACATGAGTGAGTACCAAGAGCAATCTTCCATTTCAAAATTGGTTGGGGCAAGTGCTGGCTATGTTGGTTATGAAGAAGGAGGAATCCTTACAGAATTCGTGAGAAAGAATCCCAATAGCCTAATCCTTTTCGATGAAGCCGAGAAATGCAACCCAAATGTATTGAACCTATTGCTTCAAATTCTTGATGAAGCTAGGCTAAATGACAACCTGCATCGCTCAATTGACTTTTCCCGCTGCATAGTGGTTCTTACTGGCAATATAGGCTCTAAATCCGCTCTCAGCACCGATATTGGGTTTGTGCCTTCAAGCGAGACTCAAAGCGAAAAATTCGAATCCTCAGTGAAGAAAATGATGCCCCCAGAATTCATTTCAAGAATTGATGAAATTGTTATTTTCAATAATTTAAACAAAGAATCTATTATTAATATTTTTAAATCAAAAACTTTAGAAATCGTAGATTGCCTCAAGAATCAGGGCATTTCTTTCATCCCATTATTCTCCCCAGAAGATCTCTTTAATTTGAATAAAAATTCACAAGATCACGCTAGAGAGGTTAAAAAGACAATCAGAAATTATGTAGAAGTCCCATTGGCGAAATTCATTGTCCAAAATCCAAAAAAGACAAAAATCAGTGCGAAAATTCTTGACGGCAAAGTTAATCTAGAGTAAGATTAGGTCATATGAATACAAAGCAACAGAACATCGTGAATGCAATGACTAATAGCCGTGGACGCTTCTTTGGTCTCTCGACCAAACAAGGAGCAAACATTAATGCTCAGTATGTAGAGCAGACCCCTAGCTATGTCGTCGTCTATGATCGCAATAGTTTCAACTATCGCAAGATTGCCAAGACTAGTTTGACTCGTCTGTCCATGGGAGCAGTACAGATTGCATAATCGACTCAATATAACCCGCAACAAAAACCCCAGTCGAAAGACTGGGGTTTTTTTGTATAATAGTTTATGAACTTTGATACGCTATATAAAAACAGACCATATCTTTTTGAAATAGAAAAGGACGTATTTGAAGACAATAACGAAATTCTCATTAAAATCTGTAAAGACGCTAATCTTGAAGAACCCTCTCAAACTGCATTTATAGCCTCCAATTATGATTACGATGCTTATAGGGTTGTTTGCGGCAGCAGGTGGTACTACATTAAATACAGCTTTGACGCGAACAACACATCCTTAAAGCATGAACATGAGGTAGTAAAAAATTTAAAAAACTTTAGGACTGCCGCACCAATTAAATACAATAAAATCAAATTTGGAGACCCAATTCATTACTCTATTAGCTCTTTTGAATTTGCAGAGAACGTCAAAAACAGTGGACTTTGTTCGTTATTTGAACACAAAGAGCAATTCTTGGTTGATTTCGGTTCTTTGCAAAATGGGTTTCTTCCAGAGATGTGCTTTGATGAATATTTAGAAAAATTCCTTAAATCAAATGATTTAAACTCGTTTCCTGATGAGGCTATAGAGTCTATAAAAAGTCACTCAAGTTTCGACAAAATAAATAAAATCATAGAAGACCTAAAAAAAGAAATTTTATTTTATTCAAAAATACAACATTTAAGAAAAGAAGAATTTTGTCACGGCGACCTTAAACCGTCAAACATACTTTTTCGTGGTAAAAGTTTCGATTTTATTGATTTTGATAATTCTTTTAAAGGAAATCGTTATTTTGATCTTGCATCATTAGTAATCAATATTGGAGTGAATCAAGATACCGAAAGACAAATATTTAATTTCCATTCTAAAGATTTGTTGCCAAATTGTTGGTCTGAATACAAAGCTTGTTATGAAGTCGTGATTAGAAAAACTTTCCTCGAAATGCTGATATCTTATCTAAAAGAAGTATATATATTCTCCTCTTTTAGACCAATCAAGATACTAGAAATGGCAACAAAATTCTCAAATAATAATCAAAGATTCTCAAATATTCCTTCTGTTTTAAAGAGTTATGAATTCATTTATAAGACTATGTTTGAACCTATTATTGGTCAAGACCAAGAATAATTATTCGTAAATAAATGTTACATCAGTTGTTGTACCAATAACAACAGCATATAATCCCGTATAAAAGTCTAGATTATATGTCATATTAACGGGCAGTTTTGCACCCTGATTTCCAGATGTTATGGTTATTAAACCAATAGCATTGGTTGCCGATGATGCATCATATATTCTTATAGCAGAGCCATCTTCTAATGTATTGATATTGATACTTCGCAGTCTTCCTGATCCAGTTTTTAGTTGTGTTAATGTGCCACCACCAGTAGCACCAACCACGTGCACCCACTTTGGAGCTGCTGCTTCTTCTCCCATTCTATTAATGCCACAGAACCAATTTTCAAGAACACCTGATGTTGTTCCTGATGCTCCATTTATGGATTGAGTTGTAACAGGTAAATCCATATCAGACGTCAAAGGAGATGTCGTCGGTGTAAATATATGAACTACTTGCCCATCAATAAGAAAGTCTACTTGAGAAAAGGCATATACTATTTCATAAACATGTCCATTTGTATCAAGAGTAAAGAAATTTAAACTTCCATTAAAGTTACCAGATGACACACTTTGAACCGATGCATCACGTACACAATTTACAGATAACACACCAGCAGCAGATACTTCAAAGTAAAATCCATCTTGAGGGACCCGAGTTGCTACGGTGAATGCTCCAAATCGTCTTGTATTTAAAGCTGCTGCCACTGTTGGCATTCTGTGTTGTGCTCTATAAAGATTGGGAATACCTCCTGAATATCTTGCTAGTCGTACCGACTGTGTTTGAGCATATCCAGCATTTGCTGTTCCTGATGATAATGTATTGATTCCATTTGATACTGCATTGGCAGAAGCGGTGCCATTGGATGTTAGTGTCCAAAAGTTCGTATCTACGCTGTTTCCAAATTTTGAACCAACCAATTTAAATGTGCTGCTGGTTCGTAGAGTATGATGAGGTGTTATTCCGACAGTATTACCAAATCCGTCTGCAATTTCATATACAGCGGTCTTAAGATTACCCGCATCTGATAATGCTCTTGGAAGAGCCTCAACAATTGGGCATAAAGCAATTGACATGCGAGTATATGCTGTTGCCGTTGTCGGACTGATATTTTTAAGACGTACTCGATAGAATAGACCTACTGCTTGGAATGTCTGTCCAAAGTTATCTGTTATAGGATTGTAATTGGTAACATCATGAATGTCCCAATAATATTGAGTAAACGCCGTTCCCGATGCAGTTGTAGAAAATGCAACACCAACTGTTAAATGTGTATCATCTGCAATAGCAGTAACTTTACGAGAAGTCTCATTTGTTACAAATATTTCATCTCCAATAATTAAATCTCTTGTAAAGAATGTGCCAGTTCCTACCAAAGCGGTTGTTCCATTGGTTGCCACAGTTCCAGCACCTGCAATTGGTAAACCTGATTGATCAACTGTGATAATACAGTTTTGATCCGCTTTAAAAGTCATTTGAATGCCAGCAATACCCAGCGTACTAGAACCAACTCCAACATAAGTTGCATTGGATGCCAAAGTTCCTGTGTAAGTATTCAATGTATCGGAAAGAATATTTTGAATAATGGATGTTGCTGCAAAGCTCGGACCAGCGACTTCAGTTGCTGTTAATTTAACAGATGCGGTTCCAGACCATGTGCCAGCAATCGCTCGTACACGATAATTGGTAATACCCGCAATCAAGAAGAAAGAAAATGCTCCATTTGCATATAAATAATTTATAGGATTAAGAATAGACGCTAATAATGCAGGAGCAATGGATTGCACCCAACTAGTTACCCATGTAGTTCCGCCATCAGTAGATGATTCTGTAATTAAAGTTCCTGACCAAGAACCAGAAATGGTAGCTGAGCAAGATTTATGACCAGCAAGTGGAATTGATACATAACTGGCTGACGAACCATCATTAACTGTTATTGTTCCGACAACTTGGCTGTCGGGCATATTTGTCACGATGTTTACGGAATTAAAGTAGCTCATATTATTGTGTTTGTTGTGTTAAATTGAAAAAAGCATATGCTTCGTCTTCCGATTCAAAATAATACCATCCATATACTGGATATGTATATTTATCTTTGTCTTCTCTATTGAGTTCAAATTCTGCGGATGCCACAAAACCTTTTGCATAGAAAAGTTGTGAGTCATACATATAAAATCCTGATGTATCTTCTTGGTCGTTCATATTATTAAGATCCAGTTGCAGTCCATCCCTTGGCAATTACAATGCCATAATCATATCTATTTACGGTTCCTGCTGTAATATTGGTTGAAAATGTTACAGGTGTTAATCCTGTTGCAGCATCAACAAGAGTAAATGCTGTTGTGGTAAATCCAGATGCAGCAATTTTGTATGTTGTTGCTGTAGCTAATCCAGCTCCACCAGTAAGAGATGAGAATCTAATGTAGTCACCTATAGCCAAACCATGAGCGGCAACAGTATTTATTGTTGACGGAGTTGATGTTGTAAGAGTAGCCATAACTGCAATTAAATCAGGAGTGCCATGATTAGCTGATACGTCAATCACTTGTGCTGCTGGTTCACTCGTCCCTAGATTATTAAAGATATTCACAATACCTACTCTGGATAGTTTACACCCTGTATAAGAAATAGATCTTCTCATACCTGTGATATTAGATGATGCCAGAGAATAATCTGAGGTGAGTGCTGTTGTGGCTAATACTACTTCTTCTATAATGATTGAAGATATTGTAATTGTCGCTGATTTCACGGCAGTTATTATCATATTGGCGGTAGTAGTTGCTGTGATATAGTCTACATATGTGCCTGCTGCTGTTAGTGCTGTTCCAGCAGCACCTCCAAGAGTATATGTAGCTCCTGTACTAGCCGAATCAACTACTATTGTAACCTTGTATACTGTATTCGCTACAACAGCCATATTCTGCCTATCGAGAGTAGCTGATGTGACGTTAGTAGTAAAGGCAATTACATTACCTAGTAAATCTGTAAGCTTAAATTGGGTTGCTGGAGTAAGAAGACCAGCCGTTCGTGCAAGATACACGCCAGAGGTTGTTAAACCTGCTCCACCAACCAGTGCTGAAAACTGAATTCTATCACCATCGGTGAATCCATGAGGCGACGGTGTTGTAATATAACCATTTACTGCCAGAGATTGGCTACTAACAATATTAGTAGGTCTATATGACGATACATTTGTTGCAGTTCCAGCAGCACCAGTTGTTAACTTTTGAATTGTATTTGTGCCGAATGTCCAATCAGCCACAGAAAATGTCCAGTTGGGAGTGGTGAGATGTTGTGCTCTGTCTTTTGCTGTGTTATAACCTAGATCCATTGTCGGTATGGATATAAGAGAGTTGCAACCGTTAAACATACTTCCCATATTTGTAACAGCCGCCACAGATCCAGGAAATGCTGGAATTGTTTGAAGAGAAGTACAAGCATTAAACATACTGTTCATATTTGTAACATTCGCTACAGATCCAGGAAATGCTGGTATTGTTTGAAGAGAAGTGCAGCCAAGAAACATATTCTGCATACTTGTAACAGCCACCACAGATCCAGGAAATGCTGGAATTGTTTGAAGGCTACCACAACCGTTAAACATATTTACCATACTAGTAATATTAGCTACAGATCCAGGAAATGCTGGTATTGTTTGAAGAGAAGTACAGCCAACAAACATATTTTGCATACTTATGACATTTGCCACAGATCCAGGAAATGCTGGTATTGTTTGAAGAGAATAACAATTCTGAAACATACTAGCCATAGTTGTAACGGCTGCTACAGATCCAGGAAATGCTGGAATTGTTTGAAGAGAATAACAATTCAGAAACATACTTGCCATATTTGTAACAGCCGCCACAGATCCAGGAAATGCTGGAATTGTTTGTAGAGAATAGCAATTCATAAACATAGCATTCATACCATTGACATTTGCCACAGACCCAGGAAATGCTGGAATTGTTTGTAGAGAATAGCAATTCAGAAACATATTTGCTGTATTTGTAACAGCCGCCACAGATCCTGTAAATGCTGGAATTGTTTGTAGAGAATAGCAATTCAGAAACATACTTCCCATATATTGAACATTTGATACAGATCCAGAAAATGCTGGTATTGTTTGTAGAGCGTTACAATTGACAAACATATTTGAAATATATACAACGGATGTGACATCTGGAATACCAGCAATGCTTCTTAATGCCCTACAACCCTGAAACATATATGTCATACTGGTAAATACTCCAGTAGTGCCTATATTAATACGCTCTAAATAATTATAATAAACAACTTGTGTTGCTGTTCCAAAGGCAATCGGCACAGTTCCAGCCAATGATGCTCCTTGTACATTTACTTCCAACCAATTTACTCCCATACCACTAACCAGACCAGCCTTGGCATGTTTAACATTGAAGTTTATGGATGTTAAATTGCCTGAGACAGGAGTAATGGATACAACACATTGTTTCATGCCATCCACGGTCAGTGTAGTACTACTTGTAGAAGTATCGGTAATACCAGAGTAATTATAAAGATGATCCGCTTGGACACCAGATGCGACTGTTGTAGAAGTACCATCTCCCCAGTTTACAGTATAGTTTCCTGCACTTGTTGTACAAGATACAGCTACATAATTACCATCACTATTTTCAACACCATATAAGGCACTGACACCCTGGGTTGGGGCGTCGGATAAAACCATCCATTCCACTGGCCTAGTCCAAGGAACAATTACTGGTGATGTTCTCCCTGGGGCAGTAGCAAAACCTACTCCCCCGATTTGTGTGCTGCCTAATTTTAAGATTGCCATATTACGTAATAATATATCCCGTTGAAGTTCCTAGACTCATTACTGTCATTGAATTGTATCTCGTTCCGATTACCATTGAGGATGATCCATCTATAAGCTCTCCTGATGCTGGCACAACTGTCACAATACCAGTTCCTGAATTTTTAATAACAAATATATAACCAGCCAATCCAATTGCTGAAGGTAGCGTGATGGTCGTGTTAATTGAAGCTGTTACATTGATACAGTAGTCTGAACTTGTGATTGTATAGTCTGACGTTTTGGATGCAATGTTTGCTATACTAGTTCCAGCAGACGGAGCGTCTGTTATGATATAAAGAGTTGTAGCAACTGGACCGCCAGATAATGCATTGTATTGCGCCTGTGTTAAAGTGGATACATTTTGCACATAGTCTGAATCTACAACGGCTTCCCATCCAGAGATTCCTGAATTGTAGGTGTTTAGATTTGTTTGAGTACTATTATAGATTACCAATCCATCCGCAGGAGATGCTATGACATTTCGTTGAGTTGTTGTAAGACGAGGGGGTAGAAACCCTCTTCCCGTAGATGATAATTCTAGAATAGCTGTTGATGATGGCGTACTTGTGCCAATTCCCACATTACCACCACTTAAAATAGTCATTCTTCCAACTCCACTTGTCATGAATTGGAGGTCTCTGGCGGAGCCAGAACCTGTTCCTTGATCAGTTCCTATTCTACCTGTATTGCCTGTCCACCCCAAGGATAGACGTTCGTGTCCAGTTGCAGATACGTAGGTGTTGTAGATGTTAAAGGCTTGGGGGTTTAAATCATTTCTTTGATTAACTGTATTAGCAGAATCTCCCAAAGATATGATAGTAGTGACGGAAGAATTTTGTAGAGTGTTAGCTCTAACAGTCCCAGCAGTAATCGCATTAGAGGCGGGATCTAATGTAATCATTATATCCCCAGCACCAGCACTTCTAGAAAGGGTTAATTTGCCAGCTCCGCCAGATGTTGGGTCATATTTCATCCCATAATACCCTACGGTATTATATGTTCCGAAAGTAAATCCCCCCGTAGCACTAACATTTCCCACTACTGTCAAAGCACTATTAGGTGTGCCTGTACCAATGCCCACATTACCACCAGCAGTAATTCTCATTCTCTCATTACCACTTAGCGTTCCGCTTGTGAAAAATACAACATCGCCAGATGATGCGGTTCCAACTACAAAGTTTTTAGCAGTTGAATAAATATAAGAATCGCCAGAGTTTACAATATTGAATGTAGGAGAGAATAGGTTGCCATTATAGGTGCTACTAGCGATGCCTAAGTCTAAATAAGCTCCAGTGTCGTTGTATAAGGAAATATCCGTACTGCCAGAAACACTCGCAGCAGTATTTTGTATTGATTGGAAGAGAGATTGGCCATTGTATCCAGAAAGTTGAATGCCCGCATAATTGATTGATCCACTTGGGGAAGCAATAGATACTGCTCCGCTGACATTAATTCCTGTTAAAAATGTCTTAACTCCAGAAATGTTTTGATCACCAGTTGTATAAACCAATGTCGTTGGCAGTTGTGCCGCTTCCCCACTCAACATTACTCCCGTTCCAAATACGGTAGGTCTTTGATCAAAAGCTTTAGCTCCAGAAATAGTTTGAGAGCTTGTCAAAGATACGTATCTCGCGTCTGCGTTTCCAGTTGTTAGGAAAGCTCCTGTAGCTGATAAATTAACACCAGTGATATAACCACTTGGGTTTGAAGATGGGTAAAAAGCTCCAGTTTCAGAATGCAAAGTATATGAACCAGTCTGCCCATTAAGCGTCGTAATTTGCTGCTGTAAAACTCCACTAACTCCAGTTACATATCCAGTTGTTGCATATGCACTTAAATTAACTCCAGTGATATAACCACTTGGGTTAGATGAAGCGTAAAAAGCTCCAGTTTGAGATGTGGTGATGAAAGATCCTGTTTGAGATTTTAAAGCATACAAACCAGTTTGGTTATTAAGCGTTGTAATTTCTTGTTGAAGAAATCCACTCGCTCCAGTTACATAAGCTTCGGTTGCATATCCAGATAAATTGGGCGCGCCAGTGATAAATCCACTTGGATTTGAAGATGGGTAAAAAGCTCCAGTTTCAGAATGCAAAGTATACGAACCAGTTTGGTTATTAAGCGTCGTAATTTGCCCCTGTAAAACACCACTAACTCCAGTTACATACACTGTTGTAGCATATGCACTTAAATTTACGCCAGTGATGAATCCGCTTGGGTTAGATGTTGCGTAAAAAGCTCCAGTTTCAGAATGAAGAGTATAAGATCCAGTCTTATTATTGAGAGTCGTAATCTGGTTTTGAAGATTTCCACTTATCCCAGTAACAAAATATTGAGTGGCGTATATGCTTAATCCTGTTTGATAAACAACTCCGCTGTATTGATTGGCGGTAAGATGGTAATATTCTCCAGCCTGACCCCCTTGATTACGCAAACTATTGTGCAGAACCTCATCACTTCCGCCACTGATATGAGTAATTCCATGATTAATTAATCCTTGGTTTAAAGTAATTGGATTTAAGGCAATACTTTGCTGATGATCTATCGCATTAATTAAAATGGATGGATTTGGAGTTACGTTAATGACAATTTGATCACTCATTAATATGTGATGTTTTTAACCATATAAACAGGTCCTTGCATGAGTTTGTCTGGGCACGCCCCCGATCTATCGGCGTACAAATCCCAACTGCATGGAGAAAGATCAATCGCCGCAGTATCATTCCCATTTAAACTAATTTTTGCTATTCCGCTTGGAACGCTTAGAATTTCTGTTAGGAAAACAGCTTGCAATTTATCGTCGAAATCTCTACGAATTTGCCCAGTCAAAGTAACTCCAGTTAGATTATAAATTGCGTTGTTTTGAGTGAGAGTTAACGTCAAATCAAAACAAGCCCTCTGTTCTATAGTAATTCCTGTATAAGCGGCACTCATCAAACAGTATTACACAAATACCCACAAATTTTTACCCTTAAAAATAGAAATAGCCCTTCTATTGTTTAATATACTGCATGATAACGCTATACAAGCCAAATTCTAAAAACATGGGATGCGCCTTTGCCTTTAATTTGGGCACTTCTGGAAAAGATAAATTTCCCTGTGTTTACATCAACGCTATTCACCAGCATTCTTGGAATGACAAAACAAAGAATGGTTCGTTTTCTGAAAATGCAAAGAACCCCGAAAAGACTATTGTAGTTAAATTGAATGAATTTGAACTTGGCGGATTTATTAATGCAATCGAAAATGGTGTAGAATATAAAGCGTTTCATATTTTTGATGACAACAAAACAGTGATTAGTTTTGCTCCTTATGCGAAAAAAGATGGCGGCAAAGCATTTTCACTATCTGTAACCAAAAATTCTGCAATTAAATTTGGCATTGGTATTGAAGTGGGCGAAGCGTATACTCTAAGAGAGTTTTTTAAATTTGTTTTATCTGAGCTTTTTAACTACAGACTTTCCACTATGTCTTTTACCAGCAAATCAAATGACTAAAAAAACCATCTTGGTTCACAGTAATTTTTGCAAAGCCTTTACTGGTTTTGGTAAAAATAAGAAAAATATTCTTCGGTATCTATTTGATACTGGCAAATATAATGTTGTGGAGTTCGCCAATGGACGATTTTGGAGCGATCCAGAAATACAAACAACTCCTTGGAGATGCATAGGATCTTTGCCTAGTGCCGAAACCATGTCTCAAATGAAAGATGGCAATCAGCAAAGAATTGCTGCATACGGGGCATATATGATTGATCAAGCAATCCAAGAAGTCAAACCCGATGTATATATTGGTATCGAAGATATTTGGGCATTTGATGGATATTTTGAAAAACCTTGGTGGGATAAGATAAACACAATGATTTGGACGACTTTGGACAGTCTTCCAATTTTGACTTCTGCCATTGATGCGGCTCCCAAAATCAAGAATTATTTTGTTTGGGCATCTTTTGCCGAAAAGGCATTTCAGGAAATGGGTTATGACCATGTGAAAACTTTGAGAGGTAGCCTAGATATTTCCACGTTCTTTCGCATGAGCGATGACGAAAAAAAACAATTGCGTTCAAGATATAAACTATCTGATGAATTTATTGTCGGTTTTGTTTTTAGAAATCAATTGAGGAAAAGTGTTCCAAATATGCTTGATGGATTTAAACTTTTTAAAGCCAAAGTTCCAAAAGCAAAACTACTGCTTCACACTCACTGGGCTGAAGGTTGGGACATTTTAAAACTTCTTGAAGAAAAACAGATCAATCAATCAGACATTCTTACAACATACTTTTGCAACAAATGCAAGCGATTCTTTGTTACACCTTTTGCGGGTCAAGAATTAAACTGCAAAGCGTGCCATTCTGAAAAATCAGTTAATACCACAAACATTAGTCATGGTGTAGATGAGTCTCAACTAAATGAAATTTATAATTTGATGGATGTTTACTGCCACCCATTTACAAGTGGCGGTCAGGAGATTCCAGTTCAAGAAGCCAAATTGACAGAACTCGTCACTTTGGTCACTAATTATTCTTGCGGCGAAGATTATTGCAATGAAGATAGCGGTGGACTTCCGCTTGCATGGAGCGAATATCGCGAACCAGGTACGCAGTTTATTAAAGCATCTACATGCCCCAAAAGTATTTTTGATCAATTGATGAGAGTCTATGAAATGTCTTCTATGGAAAGAGCATCGTGGGGAATCAAAGCCAGACAATTTGTTATTGACAATTGTTCCGTTGAACAGATAGGAAAACGAATAGAAGATATGATTGATGCAATGCCTGTCGTTGATTATAATTTTTCTTTTGATGCTATTCTTAAGAATCCCCTATATGAGCCACCTCCAGCAACTAATGGAACTGATTTTATTATTGATTTGTACAAAAACATGATGAATGAAACTGTGGATAAAAATAGTTCATGCGTTAAACATTGGCTAAGGGAGTTCGAAAAAGGAATGAGTGGGCAAGACTTATATAATCATTTTAAAAACAAATGCTCCGAACAAACTAAAAAACCTATCGAATTTGAAGAGGTTTTGGGCAAAGATGACAAGGGGTTTAGACTAGCTATTGTAGTGCCCGATTCGGATGTTGATGTATTCTTGATTAATGGTCTTGTCAGAAACGTCAAGAAACAGTACCCCAAGCACAACATCTATATTATTACTCGTCCACACAACTTTCAATACATTGAAGACAACGTGAACGTCTACAAATGTGTAGAATATTCAGAATCAATTGACAATGCTTTCGTCTTAGAAGGTGCTGGCGATTTTGAAGGGTATTTTGATCTTGCATTTTTCCCAACATCTACAACACAAAAATTTATTAGTTACATCCACAACGGCAAAGAAAACATTCAATTTCAATTACAATGAGTCACTTAATAGAAGAATATGCAAAAAACCTTGGTGTAAAAATCGCCAAGCCAATGGTGGCAAAACAATTTTGGCCAATCGTTTTCGACAAATATATCACTATTTGTTTGGATGTTAATGTACCAGCCAAACAATACAAATATTACGATACTGTTTTGGATATGATTGGCAAGTTTGTTCGACCATTGGGCCTAAGCATCATTCAAATTGGATCTTCCAAAAGTCCAGTGTTAAATGGCGTAGATGCTAGGTATTATGATATGGACTTTAAGAATACTGCTTACATCATATCAAAAGCTCGGTTGCATATTGGAGTTGATGATGTTTTCTCTCATTACGCCAGCTCAATTGATTTGCCACAAGTGACATTATTTTCTAATGTCTACCCATCAATTAGTTGCGGATACTGGAGCAAACGACAAACAAAAATAGAAGCTCCTTGGAAACTCAAGCCTTGTTTTAATCTCGTAGATGCAAATGATTATATCAATCAAATCAAGCCAGAGGTCATTGCTTCGGCAATCCTCGCTCAATTAAAAATTAAACAAGATACTTTGATCAAAACCAAATTCATTGGCAGTCATTTTCACAATAGAGTGTTGGAGCTTGTTCCTGATTTTTTTGAACCTATTAATGATCTTAAAAATATTCATGTATTTATTCGTCCCGATTATGGAGTAGATGAAAAGTCTTTCTTTAGCTGGTTAGATTTCTTATCCAGCTATTCGATATTTGCTGATAAAGTTATTTCTTTGGATATTCTTAAAAGATTCTCTGGTAAATTAAAAAATATTTATTTTATCACTGATAGAAATCTTCAAATCCCAGATGAGTATTTAAAATCGTCCCAATCCTTTAATGTTCCTATTACCCTGCTGGTTAAAAATGAGGAGGATCTTGCATTTATAAGGAATAAATATTTTGATTACGAAGTTCAGCCATACCAGAAGGCAAACAAAGAAATTCTAGATAAAAATGTTGGAGACATTAGCAAGCTGTTGTTTAATTCTTCAAAAACCATTATTTCTAAAGGAAAACAATATCCCAGCAAATATCATTTCCAAAAAGGACAGAATATTGTTGACAAAAACTTCTATTTGGAAGACAATGAAGACCTACTACAAGAACTAAATCACTTCTATGTCTACACAAGAAACACAAACTAAATCTCCTTTTGAACTTTATAAGCGCAACGAACATGGCCTCATTGAGGGAACAGAATACGTCTTTAATGAAGACGGTTCTGTTAATTGGCGCGCAATGATCAAGCCAGAATTTCTTTACCCAAACCGTGATTGGTTTGAACTTCGCAAGCAACCAGTTCCAACTTCTATTGAAGGGTTGGACGACAAGCAATTGCTCATTATGCTTGGCGGCATTAAAGAATTGGCTAAATTGCGAGGCTTTTGCTATGTCGGTTATCAGGTAGAAAATCGCCAAGAAGATTATGTTTTTGCCAAGTGCAAGATTCAATGGATTCCAAATTACGAAACAGATAAAAATATCGTTGCTTTTGAGGATGTCGCCAACGCAACACCCAAGAATACTGATGATTTTTGTCTAAAGTTTTTGGAAACCATCGCTTGTAATAGAGCTTTTGTCCGTGCAGTTCGCAACTTTCTCAATATTCATATCGTTGGTGCTGATGAAATCGACAAGTCTAAGAATCGCGTAAGTGATATCAGTGATTTGCTTATTTCCAACGCTCTTCCACTTACTCCACAAGGCACGCTAGAAAAAGTTGTAAATGAAAGTCTAAAAATCCAATCGTTTGAAGACTTCACTGCATTCTTGAGGAAGCTTTGGAAATCGTATGCTGATGCTGATGCTGGGGATTCTGCTTCTCTAAAGTCTCTTCAAGAAGCTATCACCGAAATTAAAGACTGGAAAGCCTTCAAAGACATTCCTTCAAAATCCTGTCGCGTTCTACTCAAGCTTACTAATGAGTATAAAAAGAATAACAAATCCTGAAGAATTTCATCAGGTAATTGACAATCTTTACTCTTTGTTTAAAGAGGAAGACATAGACTCTGGGCACGTAGGTTTAAATCACTGTCCAGAGTCTATGAAGTTGAATCTCGGGCATACTGTTATCTTGGCATGGGAAGTCTTCGTTTGGGCTAATAAAACTGACGATAAGTTTGACGCGATGATTATCTTTATAAATGATAAAAATATCAAATTCGGCAAAAAAATCTTCTCGGAATTTCTATGGCTATCTAAAAATTCAAAAGTTGGCTATAAACTTTTCCAAACTGCCATAAAGTTTGCGAGAAATAATCAATTCGATACAGTGTCGATGTCTGCCGTGGTTAAGCATCCTAAATACGAAAAAATAAAATCATTCTATAACAAAATGGGGTTCTTGAAAGACTCCGAAACATACATCTGTAAATTATGAATAATAAAATAGCTAAAGAATTAAGAGCAATTTTGCCTCCAACCGATCCTATTAGTCGCCGCAATTATCGCCGTGCGAAAAAGAATTATGTAAAATTGTCAGAAAAGGCTAGGCCCGTCTTTTTGGCTGCGTTAAAGGATATGCTTTATGCATCAAATGATGACTTAAAGAGCGGTTCTGTGTAATGCATATGCAAATCCAGCATCACAGGTTGCAGAGAGTGTGTAATAAGTAGATCCACTAATTATTTGTGAACCTGTTGTAAAAGAATTTATTGCAGTAGCTCCTATTCTCCCAGTAATCAAGCCCCCTAGTGGTCCAGGTTGCCATTGTACTTGATAAGAAATAGGTGTAGTTCCACTGATAAATTGAGCTAAATAGTTTATTGTAAAATACTGTCCAGATAAAATACTATCTATTATTGATGATGGCGATACAGTCGTTCCAGTTATCAAACTAATATCTGAAGTTTTAGATCCTCTTGTTGCTATAAATTTATTTGCCGATATTATATAATCATTATTTCCAGTTAATTCTGATGCAAAATAACTCGGCCCAAAAGAAAAAGCATATCCAGATCCCACAGAAGAATATGGGACTATTGTGAAATAGTAATTAGTGTTATAGGTTAAATTTGTGGGTTTAATAACTATGGTATTTATATCGCTAATCTTATCAACTTGTTGAGAAAAAAGATAATTTGGATGATCTGATATTTTGCTATATGGACTAACGTATAGGGATATATCATTACCAGTAGACGCATAGATATCGTATCTATCTATATTTATATATTTTAAAGAATTGCTTAAAGTTAAATCAACAACTATTTTGTCAAAAGATTGTTGTCCAGAAAGCCAAACACCATATGAATACGTGGGTGGAGAACCGTCAGAAATTGTAGCTCCAGACAACAAGGGGACATTTGCATAAGCAAAAAAGTCAGAAGCAAATACCGAATTATCTATATTGTTTGTGATTTTAGCTCTTACCCCAAAGTCTTTTTGGTAATAACCAAAAATGCTTTCATTTTCAGATTTCGAAAGAGTTAAACTCCTGCTAGTTGTCCCAGATTTATAATTAGCGTATATTACGTTTGCTCCAGTATCTAAAATATCAAAAGCGACCACATTAACTAGAGAATTATTAATCAACTGATAATCATTGATAATTGAATTCTGCTGTTGATCCAATAGCGAAAAATTAAAAGTTACATCCCCATATAAATGGACGCCACTGCCAGTATAAGAATGCGTCAAATCGCCAGTAACATCAGGAAAAAATGTGTCAAATTCGTACATATTATAGTAAAGTGAATTGCGTTATTGATGGTTTCGACAATGGAGTAATAACTGAAGAAGAGTATGCTACAAACTTTCCTGTCTGCGCATATGGAGAATCAAGAGTTGTACTTTTGTTTCCAACGCTTTGAACCTTCAAATTCCACTGCCCTAATGTAGTAAGTCCAGTAACTCCATAACCTGTGGTTAGATTGTCCGTTGTAGAGGAAGAGAGATAAAAATTTGCAATGTTGTTGTATATCTGTATTGAGTAATTACTTGCCCCAGTCACCTTACTCCAAGTTCCAGTTAATGAAAAGCTGTTTGTTCCAGTAGTTCCAGTAGTAAATGTGGCTATCGTTGGTGCAGACAACTGATTAATGTTTGCATTGCTTACTGTTGGTGATCCTGCATAATAAGTGTTGGGAAGAAAATCTTGAGTGATTGCATTTTCTATTTCGGCAAATTTACCCGTATCATATTTGGTGGCGGCAACTGTGTATTCATTTTGACTGTTTTCTCTGATAGTTACGATTTTGTAAATTTGGTCAGATGCATTTTTTCTTTGAATTCTATAGGGACTGCCTTGAGATACGAAAGGAAGCAAATTAATGTTTAAGTCACCACTGTCCAGATAAATAGTTGCACCATAGTCTAAATTATTATATCCTGTTAAATTAAATACGGTTGTTTGTGGATAATTGACTGTGGATATTTCACTTTCAAGAATACCTTGAAAAGAATTTGAATCAATTCTAAACCCTCCATACATCGAACCTGATGTTGAAATAGATCTTTTAGAAGATTTAGCAGCATCATACGCATATCCAGTTTGATATATGCTTGGGAAAGCTCCAGTGTCGTTGTTTTGAATTAAAGCAATGTCAAACAATCCAGTGCTTGAAATAATTTTGTCATATGTGTTGTTGTTTGCATACGCTCTTCCCGTGGAAAACACAAAACCTGTTGCGCCAGTATTATAATAGCAATATAAAGATTGACCAATAGAATTTATGCCAGTATATATGGGAAATTGCTCTGGAAGACCATCAATATTGCCAGAAGGAAAGCCAGCTACATAACCAGAGAACGAATAATTCCCCGTAATAGAGGTGTCTCCTGCGATTGCAGATATAATGCCAAAACTAGAAAGACGAGATCTATTTGTTTGTGCAATAGCGGACATATCGTCGTTGGTCTTATACCCAGTTGGAGTAAATACTGTAATTTTCCCAGTATAAGAGCCCGAATCATATGTATTATCTATCGTCAAAGTTTTTGCGATAGTATCTACAGCTAGAATCCTGCCATAATTCGATTGCCGCGTTTTCATTTCATCTTCTACAATAATCAAATCTCCAGGCCTGCATAATAAAGATTCAATTCCAGCGGAGAAATCGACACTTTGGTTTTCTTTAATTGTTTGATATATTAAATGTTGCCCAATTCTTCTGGCCATAGCTCTAGAAGTCACGCCCTGAGTGTTTATAGCTGTTTTGAATATGCCTCTTTTTCTAATATCCGCTTCATCTTGAATATATTCTATTTTGCTAACATAATTATCCATTCTGTCTAAATAGGCAACTTCTATAGTGTTGAATTGTTGGTCTCTCCTATTGTTCGTGTAAGTAAAAACGCCATCTTTTACGTTTGTATTTGTAAAAATAGAAATTGGGGTTCTTGGACGGTCATCTAAAAAGTGAATTTCTGAATTGCTAAAAAATACTATTCCGCGAAATAAACTAGAAACCATATTAATAGCGTCAAATACTTTCGTTCCTTCTTTAAACAATATATTACATGAGTATCGAGGCTCTAGTCCTCCAAATCCGTCTGACACGCCTTGAAAAAATCCATTAGAGTCAACGGCATCACAGAATCTTCCTATTTTATAAAGTTCCCACTTATTGATTTGGGATTCGTCTAAATAACCGCCAAGACCGTATCTTTTGCTGGTTAAAAGATCATAAATTATCCACGCAGGATTATCTGTCCATTCAAGTTTGAATGTACCATCCCAATCTCCCATATAGATCAAATTTTTTCCATCATAAGATGTTGATGATGCGCCTATATATCTCTTGTCCGTTCCATCAGTTTTGGTGCAGAAATAATTAGAAGGCACTTGAACCTTTTTTAATTTACAATCAAAAGATCGTGTTGGCATGCCACCAAACGAACGAGCATCAATTTTAATTCCAATAATTGAAGACAAAGGATAAGACAGATTGTTTTCTATTACCTCTGTTACTTTTGCCACGCTAATGTTTTTCTTCAATAGCACTGAGTTTGTTTCTGCGGATAACTTTGTAATCCTAAGAAATCTTTTTACTATACTTGGATCTTCGCCCACTTCAAAAGCTGGAAGCTTATAAATATCTCCTATTTTAGCTTGTGGCAATACGCCATCACTAGGAATAGCCGAGACGTCCCTTACTGCTCCGTAATATTGATCTTCTAATCCTGACAATTCGGGAGTTCCAAAATCTATCATCATCTGACCATCAACTAGAGCTACAATTGCGTATTTTTTTAATCCAGTAACTGTTTTGATTCCATTGACATCTTTGCCCCACTCTACTTGAATCTTGACTATTGAAGGAACTTTATCTCCAGCTTGATATGTCGCATAATTCTGTTCTAATGTATCGCATAACGACAGCACCGCTAAAGTAAAAAATACAGAAGTAACATTTGGGTTCTCAATGGTATGAATAAATGGAATTGCATCTTCATTAAGTATATTATCTTTATTCCAACTGGAGAAATTTCCTATCGTGCCTCTTGAATCCACAGAACCGTCAATATCGTTAATTGGCACTGATAACAATGGATTTTTAGGACCGCTATTATCTAATGTATAATTGCCAACAATTCTTTGAACTGCAGTATCTAAAATGAAAGGTCCAAACATTTCTGTTCCATATTCATAATCCACATAAATATTTTTAAAATCTTGTAATTCGTTCTGATATTCTTCTCCGTTTTTGAATTCGCAAGATACATTTAAAAAGTTGTATTTGGTAGCTTTTGGTACAATTGATTGAGAATTTTTTGTGAATAATAAATTTATACCAGAATAACTAAATGGAACAAAATCATCTATAATATATCTTTCGTGTCGAATTGGCAGGTATCCAGCAGCAGTAGGAGTATTATCAGGCCGTCTTGTTGAGGTTATTACTTTCTTTTGGGGAAGAGCAAAAACTATACATCCATAAATATTTCCAGTATAAGATTGAATTATTGCTCCCGAAGAATTAATTGATTGAGATACTTCTGGAACTATCATTTTATATATTTTGCCTGCAAAATCAGTTTGAAATTTTTCTAAATAAAAGTCGATATCAATTTCGCCATTGGCGGAATATTTAACAGAAGTATCGCTTTGTCCTCCATTTGCCAATTTGGTCATGGATGATTTATTGCCAAAACTAATAACTACTATTGCTGAATCATTGATGGGTAAAGAAGGCGCATTGGCAGCGATTACTGCTCCAAAGAAATTTACATATCTATTGGTATATAAATTGGGTTTATAATCCACCATTAATTTGTTCAAATTATCTAAAGCTTTTTGGGCCAATTGTTTTTGTGCAGACGTTATATTGGTATTAATGTCAGAATTCAAATCAGTTTTTAATTTTGTCAATAGAGTGTCAGCTTGAAATGCCGTTGTGCCTATGTCTATGCTGTGAAATTCTATTTTGTTAGATGTGTTCGAAAAATAAGTATATGGAGAACCGCTCCATCCAGAACTTGATGTAAATGGAGAATACCATTGCGGAGCAGCTATTATATTATTAAAAGCCGCGCCCCTTAAAGATATTGCTATACCAATTTCACTAATGAAACGAGTCACGTGCAAAGCTGGAAGGGGAGCGCCAGGATAAATGTAATTATAATTATTATTTGAAAAATAAATATTCCCAAAAGAATTCATAGCTGAAGAAACATCAGATTGAAACATGGCGTCTTTACTTGAATAAGAACTAGACAAAGAGCTAACTTGCACGGGCGTATTATCTAAATATACTCCTTGCAAAATGCTCCTACCTCCTCCTAATATTTGACCATATTGATTTACTAATCCTTCTATTGGACCATCAGATATTAAATCAATAACTTCTCCGACGCTATAAGAATTTAATATTTGAAAAGCTCCAAGTTGAGGGGGCCTCAATGTTGGCGGCGACATATGCGGCTTCTTTTTGCCGCCTCCTTGGAGAAAATTCTTTTTAATTAAATGCTTCATATTGATATGATTGAGCTTGATGAAGATTGTACTGCCGAATTAGCAGCTTTGTTTAAGTTGGTTATGGTTTGGGTTGATCCTAATTTTTGAGGATAAGATTTAACGCAAAATTGAATATTTGCAGAACCGACTCTTAATCTTCCGTATCCAGTTGGAACTGTGTTGCCTTGTGAGGCTAGATTTGCTTTGCTGGATAATAAAAAAGATTGCTTTGACGCTCCTACTGTTGACTCTAGTTTCTTTGTTTCAGGTTTTGGCGCAAGAACCATTTGCAATCCAATGCTTAATGCCATCCCTCCCAAAGTCGTTAATATTGTTGCGGTCGTTGCAGAAATTTCTGCAAAAGTCCCTATTGCCATCAATATTGGCCCTATGACCAATAGTAATGGTCCTTTCCCACATATGATTGGCACAATATCTATCTGTAATATTTTTTTCTTTATTTCTAACTGTTCTCTCTTTTTTACATCTTCCCCGTCAATCACTAAAGAATAATGAATTCCTTGTTGAGCCAATTCAATAATTCTTCTCTTAAAAGACGGCTTGTTCATGGTTATGGCATCAATAACCTCTTTGGGTTTGCGAATATCCATATTCATTGTTTTACCAAATTCTATTGCTAAAATTCCATGTAGGGTTATTGCTGTCATTTTAGTTTTTTCTTTAATTTGTCCAATAGTTTTACATCGTAATCTTTGATTGACGGCTCATAAATGCTAAAATTTTGACTATTGATAGAAAATATGATGAAAGATAAACAGCAAGCTTCTGACATTTTAATGTCAAATTCCGAAGGATTCTCATCCCCCATGATATGACTATGAAAGACCCCAAGCATAGAACATGAATTTTTAAAATTCAAATAGCTTACGGGACTAATAGAAAAGAAAGATCTTGTGTCTACAGCTTCGTTCTTTTCTATGGTTGCTATAAACTTTTTTGTTTCTAAATTAAAGCCAATAAATCCGCATATTTCATTGCCCATATTTTGATGAGAATGATTAGCTAGAAAATCTTTTATTTCTGAAATTGATTTATGTTCTATTTTATGCTCCATATTTATCGGTTCCAGGAAATCCCCCGAAAGGAAGGGATGTTTTGTTTGTCTGTACTATAGAACCCTTTTGAAACATCGAAGATGTTTTGGTGGCGTCCATTCCAGCATAATATGCTCCAGTTAAATAACCAGTTTGCGTGGGATAGTTATCACTTGCAATGACATATGGAGGAGAATTACTCAAATCCATACCCCACCATGCAAATAAATCTCCCGTCATATAATTTAACCCAGACACTTCTGTATATTTCCTTGGGAAAGGAGGAGTTACATCTGCCGTATATGCAGCATGATCAGTATCTTGCCTATTAAAAACATCGTACTTTGCTTGAATTGGTATTCCCGTCCACACAGCAGTAGTCCCCAAAATAAAGTTGCTACTAATTTTCAAATTTGAAAACACCAAATTAGTCTTATAAGGAGTAGCCAAAGAATCGGAAAACTGCCAATCATTTAAGCCAAATTTTAAATCTCCTACTCCACTCGCATATGAGCTATTTTTAAATACAAAGAATTCTCCAGAATAGTTTGTCCCAGCATTTTTTTGCTTTAGAGTATATCTATAATCTTGTGTAAGCCCTCTTACTCTTATGTATCCTTCTTGAAAAGCTGTTGGAATACTTCCTGTGCCTTGTCCTCCAACACATTCAATATGTATTGGTTGCAAAACTCTCACATCGCAAGGCACTTGTAAAGTTCTTTGTCTTGTGTAGGCAACCGCAGGATTTCCGCTTATTTCTACTGTAGCAAAATCTAAGTTTAAATTTCTTCCGCCACTAGTGTAGAGATTTACTCCGCTGTATTGACAATTAAGCTTTACATTATGAAAAATATTTAATAATTGATTGGATTGAGAAACGTCATTGGGGAATTGAAACCAAGAACCAATATGAAAGTTTTGTTTATTGTGTATTCCGCTTCCAGAGAATGATGGAGCGTATAATCCTACTCCAGATGGTTCAAATACAGAAACTTCTCCATAGCCTCCTATACCAGCACCTCCACTAACTTGTATTGAAGTCACTCCCGTTGGATTAAAACTCCAAGTATTTCTTGTTCCTAGACCTATAGATGACAAACCCGTGCTCGCGAGCAAAGAAGATCCACTAAATAGACTTATTTTTGCATTACCGAAAGATGGAGCTATTGGTCTTCCATAAACATCTATTCTATTTATAGTGCGTAATGTTGGCCAAGTCAACGTAGCCACTCCAGAAGTATCTGTTGCGGTAGTAACCCAAGAATATCCAGTATCTAAAGCGGACGAACTATATCCTGTTGATCCATTGATTAAATTAGAAACAGCAAAACCAGAAATATTTTGACTAGAACCCGTGACGCTCGCTTGTTGAACAATATTGTTTGATCCAGAAGTTCCATTCTTATGAACCATACTGAAGAAATTATTGGTAAGAGAATATTGTACCGATGGGATTACTTGTTCCCAAGAATTTTGGAATCTTTTCTTGCACCCATCTAGCTTTTTATTGCAACCATCCCTTAGCCAATAAGTTGTATTTAAATCTGGTTGCGCAGAATCAGAAGAAGTGTGTCCACTTTGACAGACATACCAAATTTTCGGCACTCCTGTTAAACTGTAATTATTACGATCTGGATGAATAATGATCCTCTTGTTTTCTAAATAAACAGGATCTCCACTATTGTAAGCAATTCCAGTTTGCCATTTACTGGTAGTGCTTAACGCGCCCCATGCATTTATAGAAGTGGGATTCATAATTATCGGCACTCCAGCTTCAGATTCAATCGGCGGGCCTTGATAATTGCAGCCATTTCCTCTATAATACCAAGAACAATATCTAGCAAGAACTAATCTATTATTGATCTCAAAGTTTTCTAAATCAAGGGGAGAAGAAAGTTCGAACTCTACTAAAACTTTATTTTCTAATACTTTTTGACTAATTACGTAAGTATCATTGCTAATCTCTGCTGAAGAGTCTGCTTGTCCCCAAGGATTTCCTCCATCAAAATTGACATCATCTAGGTATTTGACAAAAGTTCTTTTTCTAATTAATTTGGCAAATTGTAGGTCTTGATTTTGCAATAGAAGATCTGTAATGAAATAATCTTTATTAGAGACCCTGATCTTTGGTCTTGCCATTTTTCCATTAGCGTTGATTTCAAACCCTTCTGTTTCTACAGGAATGGGCAAATAAGCAACTCCTTGCCAAGTAATTCCTTTATCAAAAACCGCTCCACCATGAAAAGCAATAAAAGAAGTTTCTTTATCTACGGTATTGAAATAAAGTAGAAATAACTCTACAATAGCAGTGGGTTGCAATTCCATCAAACTCCTCGCAATTTTATCTTGCCCTTGTCCCATAAAGTTAGTTACACTGTATTATACATAATAGGCATGAATTTTAAACCAATAAAAACTTGTTCTAAAGAATTAGAAAATAAAATTATCATTTATTTTTTAAAATCCAAGCCTTATGAATTTTGCGAACAATCTTCTAGAAACTTGGCCATCTTGAAAATAAAAGAATATATTGATTTTTTATTTTCCAATTGTCAAGTGTTTGTTTGCGAAGAAAATGATAAAATTAGCCTTTTTGCTGCCTTGACAGTCAAAGAAGACACGGCAATCATAGATTTTTGTTTTGGTGATGAAATAAAAATGAAAACTTATTTTGCAGAATTTAGAAAATTATTTAAACAAGAACATCCTGAAATCCTTGGTTTTTATTCTGAACTTACAAGAAAACATAAATTAAAGTCTTATTTAAAATATATTAAACGACACCTTAAAGGTTCTGAAATAAATATTGACAATAACGGTAAAATTACTGTATACTGGAGATAGGATGGCTTATTTAAACAAAAGAGATACCACTGGAGAAGCGTTTGTTTTAGGCGAAAATGCTGAGTCTTCTTTTTTTGAAACTGCAAAAAAATATGAATACGAAATTTGGCGTTCTTCTGAAGCCGAAGAAATTCGACACATAGATTTTCATATCAAAACAACAAATGGTTTGAAATTTTCCGTG